TGCTGATGGGGCTCCTACTCCATTTAAAATTGTTCTACCCCTTGGTCCTTGTGGACCAGGAGTTGAAATTAAAACTGAATTTTCTGTTTGATTTACTACTACTATATTTTCGGTCATACAGTGACAGTCCTCTTAAGAGTTATGTAACCCCCAAGAAGTTTAATTCTATTCGAATTACTGTCTACGATTATTAGGTCATAAATAGATTTTGGATAGAATAACTTCTTAGTTTGAGTTGGAGTCATTTTAACTGTAACTTTGCCAAGGGCTCCGTCGATTGTTATTCCACCAGAAGGTGATGTTAAAGTAAAGGCAAGTTTTTGGGCTGTAGCATCTCTTACCTGCATTTTTGCGGTAGCGCCAGTAAGATCGATGACTGCATCATTCGGATCTTTATATTCTACTACGAATGTGAAAGTAGTATCTTGATCTACTTCCCAATTTTTTTGTCCTGCCATTTGCTGAAATATCTCCTAAATAGGAAAACTCCTATGCTTATTTTAGCACAGGAGTAATCCTAATCTATTATTAAATTATGCCTTCTTGGTAAAGCCAAAAGATGGCTCATTTGGATTTAATGCCTTGAGGATTACTGGCAAGCATGCCGCAATTCCACCTTTGATTAAATCTCCTGGGTCTGTATTACCAGTCATATATAGAGCGATGGCGGCGCCAAGGAAATGACGGCCATAGCTTGCTAACGCTGCTAGAATTTTCTCTTGCATTGTTACCTTTCCATCCTGATTAAGATCTTCTTTCATAAAGACCTCCTTATTTCTGGGCCCTATGCCCAGGAATTTGGGTGTTAACCCAATTCTATTATACTACTAAGCAGAAATATCCACAATCTCGCAGTTACCATCTGATGTACAAGCAAGAGTCTGTGTTCCACTTGTTCCGTCTTCAGTTTCGTAGAAAGACAAATCTTCCCAACGAATTTCTGATGGCATCTTAGAAAGAAGTTCTAAATATTCTGTTTCAGTAACTTCTTGATATGGTGCTTGCTTATAGCTATGATCTGAGTGTGGAAGGAATGAAATTCCAGATACTTCATCAAAATGCTTATATACCCAAGCACCAACTTCCATCCATTCATCTTCCTTTACAGATACAGTAATAGATGGTTTATGTTCGCACCATGCTCGCTGATATACGAGCCATGTATTTAAGTGATCAATAGCAGTAAGATCATTTCTCGTAATAGCGCCTTCTGGTGCTTTTACTGGGAATGAAAAGACATAAGTATCGTTTGGCTTCATGAAATCATCTTCTACTGGAATTCCGACTTCTTTCAAAAATGTTGATAGTGGATCTTTCTTGTCACCACGAACTGTGCGGATATAATAATCTGAATGCCATGCATGCATTCCAGAAGATACACCTACAAGCTGTGATACAGTTCCAGATGGCTTGACGCATGTGATTGCGGCAGACTCGTTAATGCCAATCTTTTCTGCTTCTACTTTATTTGTCTCTCTAGCATATTCACGAAGACTTTCTAGCGTCTTTCCTAGTTCATCCAGATTCTCTTTACCAGAAAAGAACTTGTTGCCAAATTGACCTGTTAGAGAAACTCCAAGCAGTCTCTCTTCTTCGGTGTTATCTTTCCAAATTTTACGAAGATATTTAAAGTCTGTTAGTGTAGATTGCCATGTTCCTAGAATTGTGGCAAGTCTTACCTTTTCTGCTACTGTTTTACGAGTATCCTTCTCTCTGATTACAACTTCAGAGAGGTTACAAAATTGATAAGGTCTGAGGATAATTTCTGAACATGGGTTTGTTCCGTAATGGATTTCAGGGTCTCTGCGTCCCCATCGTGCTGCCTGCTTTTGAGCAGCCGCCACATTGTAAATACCACGTTCTCCTGATTTTGAGTCATAAAGATTCTTCCATTCTGCAATAAACTGTTCCATCTCTGGTTTACGAGAATATGCTACTGAATTATTTGAAAGGGCTCGCTGCGAATTGTTCTCCCACCAGTTACCTGATTTTGCTGCCGCCATCTCAATGTCATTAATGTTTGAAAGCGAGATCATCGCAGAACGACGAACTCCCCCAACAACAACGATTTCACCAATCTTACACATTATATCGTGTGCTTCGATAGGTTTCAATTGACGACCTGCTGCTGTTTTAAACTTTGCGATTGTAAAGTCAAAAAGATTAATCAATGGCTGTGGTCCTGAAGAGCGGCCTCCCATTGTCTTAAGACGAGCACCTGCTGGACGAAGTTTTGATACATCGATTGCTGGAATCTGTCCTGCCCAAAGCATTGCAAGAAGTTCACGGTAAGCTTTTGCCCATCCAGTCTTTGAATCTTCAACAACAATAACGGTGGTAGACTTTTCAAATGATTCTGGGACGGCAGGAAGTTTGTTGACATACTTATATTCAACAGAGAATCCAACTCCAGTTCCACACATCAAAATATACATCGTTTCATCAAATGAACGTGGGTTATCTACTGGAACAAATGAGCAGTTGTATCCTGCAACATGGTCTCTATCAAGAGCAGCACCTGCAGTCATTACTGATCGCATTGACGGCATTACATTTCGGTTATAAACAGCATCTTTAAGTTCTGCAACTAACTTTTCATCTGGTGTATATCCGTGATTCTTTCCAAGGTGATTTAACATGAAGTCAAAGTATCGATCTACAGTTTCTCCCCATGTTTCTCTGCGATTCTCTTCTGGCATCCATCTTGCATACCTTGATAATGCAATGAAATTTTCGTATGGGTTTTCAATAACTCTTGACATATAACACCTTTTCTCCGCCTTGCGGTTTAAATTTAAAAATTAGTAAGACTCTAATTCTAGCAAACTTTATTTATAGAGGGAAGGGGTTTAAGAAAACTTTTTAAATATGTGACTGAATGCATTATTGGTCAACTGATTCCAGTTATAGTCTTCATGTATTTTAGTTGACTGAGCGTAATAGTATCCAGAATAAGCATTAAAGTTTATTGATACATCTCTCATAAGTTCAAGTAGATGTTGATAGTTTGGTTCAAATACTTTTCCTTCATGTGGAAAAGGCCAAGGTGAATCTATAAGTTCTGATTTTAACTTTAATGGTCCTAGATATCTTTCATAATCTGCCCAATCACCTGTACAAATTGTAGGCATACCAGTAGCTAATGCTTGTAATGGAATAAATCCAAATCCTTCACCATATGATGGATAAATTAAAACATCATGATCATGATACAATTTAACTAATTCTTCAGTTGTCATATCTTTATCTATTATATATATATTATTATATAGAACATTTGGTAAACCTAATATATTTTTATCTATATAGTTATTATATATTCTAGTAGTATTATGTTTATATACTTTAAGTGTTAAAGAATAACGTCGGTCATTACCAAAAAGATTTGTAAAAGCGTCGACCACCATTTGGCCCGCCTTTCTTGGCGCTGGCTCGCCGACATGCAAAAACTTTATAACGTCATCATCACGGCGGCGGCGGGGCGCCCAAACAGGATCTATTCCATGTGGGAAAACACGAACATCTTTGTATCCGTTATCTGCAAACACATTAGCACACCAATCAGAAGTTGTCCAGATCTCATGAACTAAAGATAAAGGACTAGCCCATCTTTCAGGAATTACAGTTGATTCCCATGGAGTATAACTAATCTGATATTGATTACGATGAAGTTTAAAATAATCTGGTTGAGAAAAGTTTAATTGTACTGGTGCTTTTGAATATTGAAAAGGAACTTCATGACCTAAATTTTTTAAAGAATCTACTATTTTTGTGCCAGCATGACCGTAACCATTATTGGTTTTCATATTGATTATCGGTGTTGAGAATGAAATTTGCATTTTATTTTCTGGTCAACTGGCTTGACAGGCATTGCCAAACAATGTTACTATTATAGTTCGTTATCTCTAAAGGAGGAAATGCCAATGGAGAATATCAAACAACGGTTGAGCGATGTTGCTCATAGTTGGACCGTAATAGGAATGATAACATTGTTCTTATTCGGAGTCCAGCCTGAAGTAATGACGCCAGCCAAAGCTTTGGTTGTAAAACCAGAGACAAAAACAGAAGCACAACTGAAGAAACAAACGCTGGAAAAATTCAGCAACACTGTGTACAAACCTTCAGAAACGCTTACAGATAAAGAGTTGCTGCAACTACTCAAGTCTGTAGGTTTTGAAGGCAAAGCCCTTAAACTGGCTTGGGCCGTAGCAAAATCGGAGTCCAATGGACGACCAATGGCGTATAACGGCAACAGGAAAACTGGAGACAGTTCCTACGGAATTTTTCAGATCAACATGCTGGGAAACCTTGGCGATGATCGCAAAGAGAAATTCGACCTGAGATCGAACGTACTATTGTTTGATCCAGTAATTAACGCAGAGATAACGTATCACATGACCCAGGGCGGAAATGACTGGAGTTCATGGTCATCCATTAAAAGTGGAGCTGTTAGCAAATGGCTAGCAAAGTTTCCTAATCAATAGAGATGGAGAAAGTCATTGAAGATACAGGTTGTATCTAAATATTTGGCTTTAGCAGAAGAGGGCCTTGTGTCAAAAGTGGAATGTCCACTAGACCAAGGCCTTCTAATGCCTAATCAAACAATTGATGATAAAATTTACCTATACTGTCTTTCTTGTGAATACAAAAAAGAAATAGGATTGGACTTTTATGACCGAATGGATAAAGCAGTTAGAAACTGATGGCGGACAGATAAAAGAGACTGACGCCATGGGCAGAGAAAAATTCTGGGAAGATATAGGTAGACCATGACAGAAGAAAACAAAGAAGATCTAGCACAGAACCTAGATATGGTTAATTATATTATGCTTCATCGTATCTATGATGTAATGACAATTATTGCCAGCAAATTGGTGGGGGCAGAAGAAGTAGACAAGATGATTAAATATCATGATCAAGGATATCTGTTAGGTCCAGCCCCATCATATACTCCACAGGAAGAAAATGAATAGATTATATATCGATCAAATTACACGATATATGAATACTGCAAAAATAGAATTTCAGAATTACTATGATGATCAAGCTATGGCAACTGGCGCTTTACGCTGGATGGTAAATAGGCTAGAAAAAGAGCTAGGAAATTGCCACGGCGTCGAAAATGGAACCTGCTACTTCTACTGGAAGCATGAGGACTGCAACCGTCTAATGGGCCTTCTAGCCGATTTAACAGGGGATGAAAAATATTTACCAAAAACTACTAGAGGTAGTTCTTGGGATTAAAAAGTAGTTGACTTAAAAAATAAGATATGTGATACTTAGATAGTACGGGTCGTAGCATCCCACCGTTTGCTCCCCGTGCTTACGCTTCGGCGTAGCAAGTCCCAATTGGATCCGCCTCCGATTGGGATTTGTCCTTTATATAGTGCATTGCGTCGCAATTGCAAAAAATAAGTGCAAAATGCAGTGCCTCGGCGGAAGAGAAGAACGGTATAATATCAATATGGCAGTAAATCACGGAATTATTCAAATAGGTGCAACAGCTACATCACTTAGCAATTGGCACCCTCAGAAATCAGAGTGTTCTTTGATTATTAAGAATATTTCCTTCAACAACGTCTACATTGGCGCAGGCCATGTAACCACAAGTAACTATGGATTTAGGCTTTTGCCAGAACAGACTCTTAGCATTACACTTGGCCCATATGATGATATCTTTGGCATAACAGATTCTTCGGCGGAAGTCTCAATATTGGTATTGGAGAACTAATGGCAACATATATTAATGCAACATCGGGAATACCTCAGTATTCTCCATCTACTCCCGCCTCTTTTGGATTCGATTCATTTGGTAGAACTAAAGTATCAGAACCATATACACTATTTGATGTTCAACATAGATATCAATCAGGAGATGAGTTTAGTGATATTACATCAGGTGGAGCATCAGTATCATATTCAGTAAATGAATCTACAGATCTTCTCAATGTGGGAACGGCATCAGGAGATAAGGTTTATAGAGAGTCTAAGAAATGTTTTCCATACCAACCAGGTAAAGCTTTAACAGTTATGCAAACCTTTGTAATGGCTCCAGCTCAGACGGGGCTTCGCCAAAGAGTTGGCTATTTCTCCCGTCAAAATGGAGTATATCTACAACAAAGTGGCAGTACTGTTTCAATTGTTCGCAGGACATACGCAGGCGGATCACTTTCAGAAGAAACAGTAAATCAGGCAAATTGGAATGTTGATACAATGAATGGACTTGGTCCTAGTCGACTAGTTTTAAATTTAACTAAAGCACAGATTCTCTTTATGGAGTTTGAATGGTTAGGTGTGGGATCAGTAAAAGTAGGATTTGCAATCAATGGCCAGTTTATTACAGTACATCAGTTTAATCATGCTAATATCTTGGATAAGGTATATATGACTACTGCTACTCTGCCGATTCGATATGAAATTGAAAATACTGCAGCTACGGCAACTACTAGCACATTGAGACAGATATGTGCAACGGTTCTGTCAAATGGTGGATATGATAGAAAACCAGAGGTCTGGTCTGCTTCTCGTGCCACCCTATTTCAGAACGTCGGCACAACATTTGTTCCACTTGCTGCAGTGCGCCTGATAGAAGGCAGAATGGATTCTGTAGTGCAGATCGCAAGACTAAATGTTGCTACAACAACTAATAATTTGTTCGAATATGCACTATTTAGAAATCCTACTATAACTGGCGGAACATGGGTTCAAAATACGCCAACACAAGATACTGAATACAATGTCACAGCAACATCTATGACTGGTGGAACAATCGTTCGCAGAGGATTTTTGGCGGGGTCGAATCAAAATAACGCAGCAACAGATCTAGAAATAGATAATGGCTTTGATCTACAATTAGGTAGAA